AGAGCCGCAAGACAATCATTAGGACTATAAATGGACCAAAGAACTTTTAACTTTCTGAATAAGTTAAACAAGCGTATTCCGAAAAAACTACTTAGTGCAGTAGTCGAGAAAAAGGCATTATCGCCAACGGTTAAGCAGATTGCCGAATTAGCACAGACAGACCCAGATATATCTCAAGAAAAGAAAGACGCGATGGCATTATTGTTAAAGGTCGGGATGTTTGATTTGGAGATTGAGGAAGTGAATCGTGAAGCAGAGAAAAAGATTGAGGAATGGATGGGCAAAGAAATAGACAAAGCAATTAAGAAGGGACAAATCCCACCGCCCGAAGCGGATGAGTTTACAAAAAACATTAGAGCAAAATGGCAAACAAAAAAGTAAGTTTAGAGTTAGAGGTGGCTCAGGCATTGTTGGAAACTGCCAGAAAGTCGGTTATTGAATCGAAGATTGTCGCAGAGTTCCAAGAGGAGCGCGCCAAACAGCAAGGAGACGGACAGTTGGCGCAGAAGTTTCAGCTTGAAGCGAACGCAAAGAAAATGGATGTAGAAAAGTTTACGGCATTAGTTGGATTCCTAGAAAAGAAATGCGAAGAATTATCGGCTACGGCCTAACAACCAAAGGAGAAGCTGATCGCTATATGGAGGATACCCTCAAAGAGTTTCTCCGACTTTGCGACGATACGATTATCCTTTGCAATAACGCAGGGGATAAAGAGAAAGAACTGATACAAAAATACGGCTTCAAAATGGTGGAAGACAATCGAGAGTGGGGATTATTCCAGAATAAGATTAAGGAGGATTTTGTAAAGAATCATGTTGCTAAATTGAATCCTACGCATTGTATTGTCTTAGACATGGACGAGATTTTTGAGGAGAGAGTAAACAGAAGCGTATTGGAACAATTAAATATGTCCGGAGCTTATTTCTGGTTTGTTCAGCATTGGGATTCAGTTAATAAGCACCTACCAGCTTTGGGATTTTGGAATGTGCGATTTTACGAGTTCCATCCGCAATCAATTAAATTCCAGAACACTCCACTGCACTGTGGGCTATCTCCTGAATACGCATATTTCTACGGAGGATATGCGCCTTATATTGTTAGGCACTTTGGCTTGAAGAATAGGTCTGACCGAATGAAGAAGGTGGAGAGGTATCAGAAATATGACCCGAACGCCAAGTATAAAGACAAAAGTTATTACGACATGCTTGCATCTGAAGACGCTGGAGTGCCATACGACGAAGATGTTGAGCATGAAAAGGTTGCGAACGAAGTTGGTAAATACCAACAAAAATATAAACCAATATCAGAAATTAAGAATATGAAATTTTATTATGTGCAGAATCCGGCAGGAAGAATCGTCGACATTCCGGAAAGGAACTTAGAAGAAACTCTTGCTCGACCGGGATTTAAATTGATCGGTGAAATCGTGACGGTGTCGCCAGAAGAAGCTCCGGTAGTAGTTCCAGAGAAGACAGAAAATCCGCTCGAGTGCAGTATTTGTGGCACGATTGCCAAGACGACGGCAGGACTAAAGGCTCATCAAAGGAAGCACGCTTCATGAAAATAGCGTATATCGGAAACTTCTCTGTGGACTTCTCGACTGAATCGCACATTGCGAAGTCATTTGAATCTCTTGGCCACGAGGTCATCCGAATACCAGAATCTAAAGCTACCATAGCAGGAGTTGCTAGTGTAGATTGCGACTTTGTTTTATATACGAAAACCAGAAACATTCTAGGTGATTGGTCGCTGATTAAGGTGCCAACGGTTGCGTGGTGTTTAGATTTGTATATTGGATTGCAGAGAGAAGTTGAACTTGACCATCATCCATTTTGGAAATGCGACATTGTTATTACTCCGGATGGTGGCCACCAAAAAGAGTTCGAGAAGCATGGAATCAATCACTTCTATGTTCCGGCAGGAGTATACGACAAGGAGTGTTATATCGGTGACGTAAAAGAAAGCATGCAGAAAGATGTTATTTTCGTCGGCTCTATGCACTACCATCCAGAATGGCCATACCGCAGGGAATTGATTAAGTGGCTAATGACTACTTATGGGGACAGATTCAGGCTGTGGGGGACTAACGAAACGGTGCGCGGAAAAGACCTAAACAATCTATATGCTTCGGCTAAGGTTGTTGTTGGTGACAGTTTGTATAGTCCACGATATTGGTCTGACAGGATATACGAAACTATGGGACGTGGAGGCTTTTTAATTCATCCGAAGATTATTGGACTAGAGGAGGAGTTTGAATATGGTAAACATTTTGTTTCTTACAACTACAAAGATTTTGATGGTCTGCGCAGAAAGATAGATTACTATTTGGCTCACCCAGAGGAGAGAGAAGAAATTAGAATGGCCGGACATGAGTTTGTAAAAAATAACTGCACCTATGTCGATAGGTGTAAGCAAGTATTAAAAATAGTTGAAGATGAAAGAATCAAAAATCCTAAACTTGGGATGCGGGAAGTTGCCAGAGGAGGACAAGTTTAATGTAGACATGATTGACGGTCCGGGCGTGGACTTGGTGTGGAATTTAGACAACTTTCCATACCCACTAAAAGACGGTCAGTTTAAGCAGATTATTGCCAGAGATGTAATCGAACACCTCACCGACATCGTAAAAGTTATGGAGGAGTGGCACAGGCTTTTGCAGGTTGGCGGGAAGTTGTGGATTAGGACTAATGATGCCGAGTTTCCTAAGCAAGCGTGGACAGACCCGACACATAAGCACGCCTTTACTTTGGAGTCTTTTGATTATTGGGACGATAATACATTTTTGGGGAAGCATTATGGATTTTACTCAAAGGCCAAGTTCCGAGTATTGAGCCGAGTTAAAAAGAATTTCGGCATCGAAATTGAGCTATGCAAGATATAAGAATTGGATTGATTGGACGAGCAGATTTGGGTGGGCTAGGGATAGAAACGAGAGCTTTTGTTAAGCATATGAAGCCCACGAAGTTGATGTTGGTTAAGATTGGAACATATCAGCATTTCTTTGATGAGTTTCCGGGAGCGACTATCGTTAGCGGAAATCCGACCAATAAAGACCTAGAGGAATTTATAAAAGATATTGACGTGCTGTTTTGCTTGGAAACTCCTTACAACTGGGAGGCTTTTAACATAGCGAGAAAGCGAGGTATTAAGTCTGTGCTACGAATAAACTATGAGTGGCTATTGCAAGACTTACCGTCTATGCCGGACGTGTTCATTAACCCAGTAGATTGGTATATGGAGAAATGCCCGAAAGGAACAGTCTATTTGAAGTATCCGGTAGACCGCGAGAAGCATCCGTTCAGGCTTCGCACCAAAGCTAATACCTTTTTACACATAGTCGGACACGGTGGAGGGTTCGGCAGAAACGGAACAAAGGAGTTGTTTGAAGCTCTCCGACATACTAAGTCAGACTTCAAATTGATAGTGCATAGTCAGATGAAACTAGAGACCATAAATGATCCGAGGATAATCTGGCGCGTGGGCAACTACAAGGATGAATCGGAGATGTATAAAGACGCTGACGTATTACTTTATCCGAGGCTTTATGCAGGACAGTCATTGCCCATGAATGAAGCGATGTCGGCAGGTTTAGCAATTATGATGACCGATATGTCCCCGCAAAATAAATTCCTACCAAAAGAGCTGTTGATTCCAACGTGTGGAATGACCGCGCTAATGATTAGCAGACCTTTAGAGATGGCGGTGGTAGACCCAAAGGATATTGCTCAGAAGATAGACGAATGGGCGGGCAAAGACATAACTAGATTCTCTCAAGAATCTGACAGAATCGCAGAGGAGATGTCGTGGGAAACTTTAAAACCTAAATATTTAGAACTATTCAAATGAAACAGAAAAGAAATTTAGTAATCGGACTGGGCGAAGTCGGGACTGCAATACAAAACATTTTAAACTGCGACGGACACGACGCGGGTTCATTAAAGACCGACAAATATCAAACACTGCATATCTGCTTTCCATATTCAGAGAAGTTTTTAGACCACGTCATTAACTACCAAGAATATTACGGAGCTGATTTGGTTATCGTCCATTCAACCGTTCCGGTGGGAACTTGCTCAAAAATCGGCGCAGTTCACTCTCCGGTTAGGGGCATTCACCCACACTTGGAAGCTGGGATTAGGACTTTTGTAAAGTATTTCGGCGGCGAGCAGGCTAATAAGGCGGCGAAAATATTTGCTGATCTGGGACTGACTACAAAGACTACACCTAGGTCAGAGACAACCGAGGCTCTTAAGTTGTGGGATACGACTATCTATGGGTGGAATATCATCTTAGAGAAATTTATCCACGAATGGTGCGAGGATAAGGGTTTAGATTTCGAGATGATTTATACAGATGCGAATAAAAGCTATAACGCTGGATACGAGCAGCTCGGACATCCTGAATATAAGAAGTATATTTTGAAGCATTTTGATGGGCCGATAGGTGGCCACTGCGTTGTTCAGAACGCCAACCTACTTGATAGCCAGATAGCCGATATTATCTTGAATTTTAACGGAAATATTTAGTTGAGAAAAAAAACCTGACTTCGTATAAGTTGGGTATGCAATTAAGTAAAAGCGCAACTAAAAGTGGAATTATACAGCGAGCAACATTCTTCGCCTTCGGAGATTCTTTAGACCATACTGCCGCTTGGCCATTAGCGGATATGGTTGCTTCTGCTAACGAATGGGTGAAAAGAGTGTCTATTTGGATATTTACTGCCTCTGGGGTGTGGCGACCGGATGACAGCAAGCACGGAGATTTGCCTAGATTCTTGGCAACTCTAGTCGCCAATCAACAGGATTACAGTATTAAGGACGGAGTATTTAGAATCCACAGGTTAGAAGCTAAAGATTCGGCCGGGACATGGCACAAGCTGATCAAGATAGACGACACTGAAATCCCAGAAGCCTTGTCAGAGTTTATGAATACCGCAGGCATGCCACAGTATTATCGAGTTGATGGTGGCTCTATCTTTTTATACCCAAAACCAGACGGCGTGAACTCTGGCACGACTGATGCGCTTGCCTTAGAAGGCGATAGAACATTCGCCGATTTTACAGTTCCTGCGAGCTACACAACCGACAGCACCGAAGAACCCGGATTTGATTCTCAATTACATGGAATTATCCCGAAAGGAATGGCCTTTGACTGGTGCTTGACGAACGGCCCAGACGACAGAAAAGAATCTCTCAGAGAAGATATTGCTAATTTTCAAGGAGATATTTTACGACACGTTGGACAAAAGACCGGAGAAGGAACGGTAAAAATAAAACCAAAAAGAAACTCCTATAACTAATGACTATCTGGACAGCAGCAACTAAAGCAGCGACCGCATGGACAGCAGCAACTAAAGCCGTGACTGCTTGGGTTGCGAATATAGGATTTTTGCTTAAAGAAGATGGCGGATATTTACTCTTGGAAAATGGCGGGAAAATAATCCTTCATAGTAATAAAAGTTCTACGTCGTGGACTTCATCAACAAAACATTAAACAATGGCAGATTCAAGAATTGCAGACCTAACAACTCTTTCGCCGGTAGACAACGCAGATTACATCGCGGTGGTAGACGTTTCAGATACCACCATGGGTCCCAACGGAACTACTAAGAAAGCGACTCGTGCTGATTTCAAAGGAGATAAAGGTGACAAAGGAGACACCGGAGCTACTGGCCCGCAAGGTATTCAGGGCATACAAGGAGTCAAGGGTGACAAGGGAGATAAGGGTGACACCGGAGCGACAGGCGCTACTGGAGCAACCGGAGCTACTGGGCCAACTGGACCGATAGGAATGACTTGGTTGGGAACTTATAACGGATCAACTGCTTATGTGGTTCGTGACGCAGTTTCCTATAATGGTTCGTCTTATATTTGTAAATTAGATTCGACTGGAAATCTTCCAACCAATACTACCTATTGGGATTTGGTTGCGCAGAAAGGTGACGCCGGAACTGGCACTGGAGATGTTCTCGGCCCAGTTTCTGCTACTACTGATAATATTGCGACATATACAGACATCACAGGAAAAGCGATTAAAGATTCCGGCACGAAAGTTTCTGACCTCGTTACCAAAGCTACCTATGACGCTCACACAATTCTTTACGCCACGACAGACAACACCCCAGTCGCTCTCACAGTAGGCGAACAGACAGTCGTCGGTAGGGCAACAGGTGGGAACATCGCAGCTCTCGCCATAGATTCTGACCTTTCAAGCGTATCAGCAAATGACGACACACTACCTTCGGCAAAAGCCACTAAGACAGCGTTAGACGCTAAATTAGCACTCGCTGGTGGAACAATGACAGGCGATATTACCCTAGGAGAAAACACCGCAGTAGTTTACGACCCAGCACTTTCTGCTGACGGGAAGTATTGTGGTATCACCGAAGTTGTAACCGCAGGAGAAACCGTGGCTTTTGGGAATGTAGTTTATTACAAAGCCGCCGATTCAAAATGGTGGAAAACAGACGCAGACGCTGAAGCAACCGCAGGACCAGTTAAGTTAGGAATCGTAGTTGTCGGCGGGAACGCAGACGCTTCTATTACCATAATGCACCGAGGAAAGATACGAGAAGACGACTGGAACTGGACAGTAGGAGATGAACTTTACTTGGACACCGCAACAGCAGGAGGGCTGACTGGAACTCAACCATCAGGAGCTGATGACGTAATTAGAATAGTCGGTTACGCACAGACGGCGGACGCAATCTGGTTTGAGCCAGATAACGCTTATATGGTTCACGTTTAAATGGCAAGAGAATTTATAAATACAAGTTTATACAATGATGCTAACTTAGTAGCCTACTATAAATTAGAAGACACTACCGACACTAAGGGCGGATTTAACTTTACCAATAATGGAACCGTAACTTTCCCCGCCGGAGTATTTAATAATTGTGCTTCGCTCGGAACATCAAATACAACTAAATATCTTAGTGTCGCAAATAACTTAGGGATAAACGGTGGCAACGCAACTATAAGCGGGTGGTTTAAAATCCTGACCGCACCTGCAACGAACGCAACCTATATGCTTGCGATGCAGATAAATGACACAAGCGATGTCGGATATTCCATAAAATATAGGGATAGCGGAGGAACGAAGCAGATAATGTTTGATAGGTTGAGGGAGGGTATCCAAGAAGATTCTGTGGTAGTAAACCAGACGCTTACCACAGATACCTGGTATCACCTTGTTGTTACTTACGATGGAACTAACGTAATAGGATACGTTAATGGTTCTGCGGTTGGGAGTCCGGTTGCTTCAAGCGGAAACGGAAGCGGAACAACTGCAAATACTTTTAGACTCGGACTTCACTATAATGGAAGCTCGTGGTTCGCATCTGCGGCGATAGATGATGTAGCTGTTTTATCCCGTGCCTTAACCGCTTCAGAAGTAAAATCCATTTACACTTCAAGAACCTTTCAAAAAGATACAAATAATTCCTTGAATGTGGGTTTGGTCAGCTATTATAAACTCGGTGATACAACTGATTTTTATGGCTCTAACAACGCCACGAACGTAGGGACTTCAACTTTCACTTCTGGGAAATATAACAATGCACTTACTCTAAATGGAAGTTCGCAATATTTAAGCGTTGCCAACGGAATGTTCCCTTGGGGGACTAATAATTGGTCTGTATCTCTTTGGTTCAAGAGAAGCTCAGGAACTGATATTTGTATGTTCGGCTCACACGATGGAACTGGGGCTGGTGGATTGGAAATATCTTATGGTGCTTCATCTGGTTCGGGGAAGCTTGGGGTATCTAAAATCGGTGCAGCTGGAACTCAGGCAACATATACTTGGACAGCAGATACAAATTGGCATCATTTAGTAGCTACTCAAAGCTCTACTGCTGGATTGATTTTATATTTAGATGGTTCTGCGGTTAATACTCAGGCGGCGAATACTTCTAATGTAATAAATTCCAACAAAGCAATCGGAATTGGAGCAAGGGTAATCGGAACAACTCCAGCAGATGCATTCTTTCCTGGGCAGATAGATGAAGTAGGTATCTGGTCAAAAGCTCTCTCCACCACAGAAATATCTGACCTCTACAACTCAGGGAATGGACAGACGATGAACCCGCCGATTGAGTTTGATGCTAAGAGTGATGGAGGGATTGTTAATCCAGGAACTTCGCTTACTTTTTCTCATACAGTTGGAACAGGAGACAACCGAGCGTTGTTAGTTTTTGACTTTAACGACACCGCTTCAAACGTTGTAACTGGTGCGACATACAATGGAGTCGCGATGACTTCGGTGTCTAATTCTTTCCAAATTTCGGGGGATAGATATGTAAATTGTTTCTATTTGTTAGCTCCTGACACTGGCACACATAACGTAGTGATAAGTGCAAGTGCATCTAAGATTATCGCAGGTGCTTCGGTATCTTATTTCGGGGTAAAACAATCAGGGCAACCAGATTCATACGCTACAGGTTCTAACCCAGGACAAACTTCGTTCTCGCTCGCCACAACAACTGTCGCTGATAATGCTTGGTGCGTTCTTTTAACGAGAACTGGCGGAGAAAATAACACCGCGGGAACAGGAACAGTTGAAAGAGTTGATAGTGCTAACGGATATGGAATATTTGATTCGGGTGCACCAGTAAGCCCAGCGGGGAGTAAAACTTTATCAACTTCAGAAGCATCAGCAACTCCTTATGGTGGATGGAACGTTTCCTTCGCTCCCTATGTAGCTCCTACAACTAATATAAAATCTATAAATGGCTTGGCTTATAATTCAATAAAATCTATAAACGGAACTTTAATTGCCAGCGTAAAAAACGTGGGTGGCTTAACCTAATGAAAACAGATGAACAAAAACAATTTATAATAATGCAGGAAAACATTAAAGCCCTACAATCAGACGTTCAAGAGATAAAAGGCGATGTTAAGACTTTGGTTGACAAGCAAGAGGAGAAGCATGAACAGCTCATGCAACACTTTTCTGCTACCACTGCGAAGATCGCCGTCGAGTTTGGGGAGAAGCTCAAAGAACTCGACAACAAGAAACCCGACAGAACGGAATCGTGGGCAGAGCCAGCCTTGAAGTGGGCGTTGGGGATATTGGGGACTGGAGCTATTTTATACGCACTAAGAGTCATCTTGGCTCACGGCGGAGCAATCCAATAGGTTGAGAAAAGCCACCCATAACAATAGTTTATGGGCATGGCAAAAAGATTTGACCGAGCAATCAACAAGTTTTATGGAGGTATTGCGCGAGACGACAAAAGCAAGGTCGCTGGCGCTGCTTCTAATATTGAGGAGTTAGACATATTTTCAAACGAAAACTTTATTCAAGCAGAGCAGATTTTTACAGCAGACGCTCTCCCAACTGGAACATACTGTTACGCGAAGACCGTCGCAGATGACGACAAGGTTTGGGGCTACGGAGAGGAATCATCCACTCATAAGGTTAGACTGGTATCAGTTGCGAGCGGGGGAGCTGATAATCCGGGAGCAATAGAAACTGCGGTGACTTGTCCGGACACAGTCAACCTTGCAACGAAAGTATCAGACTTTAAGTTCTTCCGCACAGCAGAGGCGACCAACAATAAAAGCCTTTACTACATCAAAGGGGCTTCTACTTCTTGGTATGTTGCTCGCTACAACATTGGCGCGGCAGAAGAACAGCGATGGACTGGTTCTGCTTGGTCAGCTTCCGGTTCGTGGGATTCTAATTCACAGCTAACTGGATTAACTGGTTCTTTTATGCGTCCGACAATGAAAGTAATTTTCGGCGAACTTTTGATTTGCCACAACCAGTATATCGCCAGAGTAGACAAGTCTGGAGTGTTTACAGAGAAGGCTTTTACTTTGCCGAGCGATTGGCAAGCGGTGGACATAGTTGACGTGGGAGATTCTGTAATCATCTTAGCTAGGAATATCGTGCGAATGAAGAACGAGACGCGAGGATTCTGGTGGAATCTAACCAACTCAACCCAGTTCGACGATCAATTTACTATCCCAATGGGCGGGCCTTTGTGGATTGTAAACCGCAAAGAAGCCGTGATAATCGCTTGTGCAATCAATGGCGTGGCTAAGTTCTTTAAACTATCAGTCCCATCTAAGGGAGCTATACCGAATGAAATACCCGGGATTCTTTTAACGAATGTCGCAACCGACGCAGACCTTCAACCAATCTCATCTCCGAAGATGGTTGGAGTGAAGGATAAGTTTTTGTATTTCGCATTGAATAAAACCGACAAGACTGGAGTTTATATGCTTGGGCAGATGGACGCCGACAAGCCAGAGGCTCTGCTTCTAACTAAGAGACTCCATACTTCTGATTATTCAAAGCACGTTGCAGTTTCTTTCTTGGTTCACGGCCCAAACTTCTATGCAGACTTTGTCGATAATGGGACTTTCTCGATGGCTCGTTGCGAAAGCAACAACTCACCGGCGAGAAGCTCCAATGCAGTTTATGAATCTGTTTGGATAGATGACGATGCACCATTTCAAGATAAGACTTTAAATAATTTACTAATTTCCACATATCCACTAGCTGCTTCCACGTCTATTGCCGCATCTGTGGCCGTGGACTATGGAACATATACCGCAGTTAAAAAACCTAACGGCGCAGACCACACCGGAGAGAACGCCGTGTTGGCAAACTTCAAGACCTCAACTATTGGAGCGAACAAGAAAGTGTTTCGCGTTAAATTAGCTTTTACTTCTTCGGGGACAAATTCTCCGAAACTAACCTCTATTGGGCTTTCTGGTCAAAAGCAAAACGAATATTCAGATAACTAATGGCTGAAGAAATTACTAAAATCGAAGACGTCTCGGAAGCCGACGGTGAACTTGTTGACTTGCAGAAAAGAGTTTCTTTATTGGAACAGCTTGCTTCTACTTTATCCTCGAGGAACTTGGGAGGGCTAGACAAGAATGACCTACTTTCGATTACTTCGCAGAACTGGGGAGATGGTTTAGACGGTGACGTGACGATCACCGGCACGACCACACTGACTAGAGATATGTTTTATAACACGCTCATTATTAACGCGAGCGGTGTTTTGAAAACAAATGGGTTTAGAGTTTTTTGTAAGACTTCTCTTTTGAATAATGGAACGATAGATGCTTCTGGTGGTAGTGCCTCTGGCGCGACCGCTGGCGCAGCGGCTCACGCTCAGGGTTCTTTGCCTGCTGCTCCTGCCGGAAAAGCTGGAGGCGCTGCCGGTCCAAACTTCTGGAGTTCTTCCGGAAGCGGGGGGAACGGAACCGCTGGTGATGATGCGGCTAAATCTGTTGGCGGCGCTGGCGGTGGTGGTGGCGGCGGAGGCGGTGGTGGCAACTGTGTCGGAGGAGGCGGTGGTTCAGTAGGCGGAAGCGGTGGCGGAGGAGGTTCTCAAACTGGAACGGTTTATAACATTCCTCGAACTCCGACGGCTTCGTATTTATTTTCTGACACCTTGCCAAGCCTTGCTTCTCTGTCTGGCTCTGCTGGCTCTGGTTCTGGTGGCGGTGGAGGCGGAGGACGTGACTACACGGCTGGGCCAAGCTACGCCGGAGGAAATGGTGGTGCTGGTGGAGGCTCTGGTGCGGCTGGGGGAATAATCTCTATATTCTCTAAAGAAATTATTAACAATGGAGTTATTTCTGCTAACGGTGGTAACGGTGGCAACGGAGCAAATGGTGCCAACGGAAACCCCGCTGGTGGATATATGTCTGGTGGCGGTGGCGGTGGTGGAGCTGGAGCAGGTGGTGCAGGTGGCGTTGTGATGCTCACCTACGGTCAATACTCTGGCTCTGGAACCGTGACTGCTACTAAAGGCGCAAACGGAACACCGGGAAACTATGGTGCTGGCTATCAAAACGGAGCCGCTGGGGCAGCTGCTTCCTCTGCAACTGACGGAACGGTCATCAGGATTCAGCTAAGTTAGTTGAGAAAAAAGAGCCATTTAACAAGGATATGGTTATTCAAATACAAACCCTATGAACTTTTTATCAAATATCTGGAATGGAATAAAAGATACGTTCTCGACCAAGACAGCAAATGCAACTAGCTCTACTCCGATTGCTGGTTCTACTCCTGTCCCTAACTCTACTCCTGTGCCGTCCACTTCATCTCCTGTTCCGGGTTCGTATTATTCAACCCCGGTTTCTTCGACGGCTTCTCAATCAACTCAAATTCCTTCCTCGTATTATCAGACGCTTTCTACTCCAATAGTTCCGAACTCAACTCCGATTCCCAACTCAACTCCCATCCCGAACTCAACCTCTATGTCTTCGTATTCATCTGGAGCGAGGCCATCATCGGCTTCTTCCGGATATTCTTCTAAGGCATCTCCAATTCCTTTAATGCAGAACGCTGGTAGTGTTGGAGATTATCAGCAAATTTCTATCCCAGTTCCAGTTGCAGCTTCTTCCGGTTATACCGGAACATATAGCGCGGCGAATTTGAGCACGCCTATTCGACCATATACTGCCATTAGCGGTTCTGCTGGATTGAGCGGGTTAGAATCCAAACAGCTCACCGGACTTCCAACTGGTGGAGCGAGTATGGCTGCTGCTATTCCAACCGTTTATGACGAGGAGAATAAGAAAAAGAAATCTTCCGTTGAATCCGTAAATATAAGCTCAACCACTTCCTCAAACATTCCACAGGCTGGAAACACGCCAGCGGTTCAGTCTGGCGTTCCTTCCACAACTTTCTATGCTGGGGCGTCTAAACAAATTGCAGACGCTGCTTCAGTGACCGCCGCTCAGAAGTTAACCGAGCTAATGAAGAATCCGAATGTAAATCTTACTCCTCAGAAATTTAATGAAATGTATCGCGCCGAGGTGGATAGATTGATTCAAGAGAAAGGCATCACCGACCCAGTCCCAGACAAGCCGATTGTTCCAACTCCAGAACAGCAACAGTTAGAAAATGCGTTCCCAGATTTGAAATCTGCGATGGATTCTTTTCGAGAGAAAGTTGGTCTTCCTGATTTAGAGAAAACCAGAATCGAAATTTTGAAAAAGGCAGATGCCTTGAATGAAGTGTTTAATAAAATTGTTGACGACATTCGCAACAACCCAGAACTTCCTTTGTCTTTGGCTCAGAGAAGGATTGAAGAATTTACTCGAGTCAATGGAACTAACTTGAAGTCTCTACAAGGGCAATTAGATATTGTCTCCCAACAAATAAAAGACGCCAATGATGCGGTGGATAGAGAATTTAAGATTTATTCCGACGAAGTCAATTCAAGGAGACAAACCCAACAACAAGAACAGCAATATGCTTATAGCCGTTCAGCTGCTTACCCAGACGCGGGGATTCTTCCAACCGATACCCCAGAAATGGTTAACGCCAAGATACTAGCTTCCAATTCTTACAGGCTAGAAACCAGCAACAAGCAGGCTACTTTAGATAATCGAGAGGCTTTGATAAATAGCAGAGAATTAAATCTAAGCAGTTCCGAGAAAGAATTAGCTAGGCAGTTGGCGGTGACTAAGGCCACTAATACTCTAGGAGCGAACACCGGAACGGACGGATATGTAGACCCACAAATCTATAAACAATTAAGAGCTGATTGGTTTACGTCCTTCGGAAACACCACCGGCTTTGACGACCTGTTTGCTTCGCGCGTGAATCCGGCTGACAAGGGCAGCATATTCGGATCAACATCAACCAATTCCGGCAGAACAGGCTGGGCACTATAAACAAATGGCAAATTTCTTTAGCGACATATTTGAAAATCTAAAGGCGCTAAAGCAACTTCCAGGTCAGATTCAGCAGTCCAATATCGCGGCTGAACAGGCCAACAAGGTTGCCGAAGAAGCTAGAAAGAAAGGGGTCTACAATGTGGACGCTCCGCGAACTTATAATTTCTTTTCAGATGTTCTTAATGCTTCTAAGGGAGCGAAGAATGTTACCGAAGCGTTGGCTAACTTCACCAACTTCACCGAATCAAATAAGCCCTACAAGGTTTTACCAACCATAGAAGCCAAGACAAAAATCGGCAAGGTTGCTGCTTTCGTCCCAAATATGGTGAGCGGGTTAGTGAATGAAACTGTCGGAGAGGGATTAAATGTAGTTTCAGATACAGCAAGGAATTATGTGGAAACTAAAAAGGGCAGGCAAGTACCATACGAAGAATTGAAGTCTAGCGCATGGAAATTAAGGCAGAATATAGAAGGGATTAACGATACCCCAACAGAAGTCATAGGCAATATTGCCGGGACGCTAAATCCGATACTGACTGTTTCTATGGGTGGAGCGCCAACTAAGACTGCCGTAGGTGCAGTCGGAAATTTAGCCAAAAAGAAACTCGGCAAAGTCATGCTTGAAGGAGCTATTGGTGGTGCAAAGGCTGGTGCAACCTTCGGAGCATTACAAGGACTCACAGACAATAGAAACTCATTGAAAGAACAACTAACCGCCGGAGCTATGGGCGGTGTGACTGGCGGTGTTGGTGGAGCAATCTTAGGCGGTGGCGCAGCAGGTTTAGGATACGGACTCGGAGAATACAAGCGCGCACCTGATTCAGTTAAGCGCGGGGGATATATTAAAGTTGGGCCAGAAGACGCTGGGAGTTTTGGAGACGATGCGGCGAAACAGGCCGGGGTTAATACAAAAATAAACGTAAAGAATCTTAAAATTAGCGACGCGAAAAAACAGGTAACTGTCGATGCGGTAGAGGCTATTAAGCCGAGAATAGAAAAATTAGTCGGGAAAAAATTAAGCAACAAGGAAGTTGCGAGCTACGCATCTCAAACTTCTAAAACGCTCGAGAGCACTATCGGCAGGAATCAAACCAAACAGTGGAACGCTGCGATGTTGAATTTGCGTGAGAGAATAGCAAAGAGCGCAGCAGACGGAAAGGTGGACAAACAATTCATAGAAGATCTGCTCACCGTTAAAACTCAGGGTGCTGACATAGCCAGAAAGCTACAATCTCTCAGCATACAAGCTAGTCCTAGCGAGAAGTCTATTAAGACCAGCATCATTAACGCCATTTTAGATGTAAATAAAAATACCGACGACATCTTGAAAGCGGCAGAGGGAGTTGATTTCAACGATCTTAATCAGGCGACTAATTTTTATCGACAATTCATTAAGCCCGACGTATCAGAATGGGTTGACTTAATCCGATATAATTCGATGCTGTCTTCTCCGAACACGCACATCATTAACACGTTTTCAAACGTAATGAACACCTCGTTTATTGCTCCGATTGAAAAATCTTTAACTGGAGGAATAGATTATATTGGGTCTAAAATATCCGGCAAAGAGAGGAATTATTACGCCGGAGAGGGATGGCAATATCTCAAAGGGTATGTTTCTAATATAAAAAACGCCACGCATAAATTCTCTAATGTGATGTCTGGGAAGTCTGGGTTCACTAATTTGGATGTCAGCAAAATGCCAGTTGGAACCAGCAAGTGGGCCAAGACGCTTTCTTATCCTTTGCGCTTATTGGAGGCATCGGATCAATTTTTTACCGAACTTGGAACCGCCGCAGAAAAAGCAGCTTTACAATTTAGGCAGTCTAGGGGGGTAAAAATTGCCAACATAGACATAGCGGCCGCTGAGGATGCTGCATATCGTGTATTCAGACAAGACCTTAATAACGTGAATCAGGGACAGGTTCTCGGCGCGATAGACAAGGTTACTGGCATGGTTATGAGGCTTAGAAATAGCGACAATAAACTAGCGTCTACCGTTGGGAAGTTCACCCTGCCGTTCGTTAAAACTCCAATGAATATTTTTAAGCAGGGGATAGAATATTCTCCTCTTGGATTTGCGACTACGATTGGAGCGAAGAACGTAGAACAGCAAATTTCCAAAGCTATTTTGGGAACGTCTGTATTTGTTGCGGCGTCAACCATGTTGTCGAGCGACAGGCTAACATGGGCGGAGCCTGCAAATGCTAAAGAAAAAGAACTATGGAGAAAGGCTGGGAAGCAGGCTTATTCTATAAAAATTGGAGACACGTGGTTCTCGTATCAAAAACTGGCTCCGGCGATAGCTTTTCCTTTTGCCATGGTGGCGGCGCTAGACGATTTACAAAAGAATAAGAAGATGGATGACGACTTGTTAGATTTAGTTTTGGGAGGCATGTCTAAATACGGGCAGTTCCTCGCTGATCAGTCATACGCAAAAAGTATCGGCAATTTGTTAGACCTTGCAGGTGGAGGACCCGGAGTTTGGTCAAAGTGGGCATCGAATTTCCCTCAACAGATGATTCCGTTCAGGGCGCTGACCGGGTGGTTTGCTAGATTGTCAGATGCAACACAGAGGGTCACCGACGATAAGGCAAATTTTGTAGAGAAACAAATACAGTTGTTAATGCAGCAGTATCCGGGCTTATCGCAGCTGACTCCCGCAAGAACAGATAGCGACGGCAATCCTATTCCGAGCAGAAATCGTGTAGTAAACGCAGTTTCTCCGGTGAGAACATCTAAGGAAGATAAAAAGTTCGCAGAATTTCTTAATAATTACGAGTCCTTCAAAATAGATTCTCGTCGCTCCGACGAAAGGACCAGCGCGGCCAAGAGCGACTTCCAAGCTAAATATGACGCGATTAAAAAGACATATAAGGAACAAGGGATGGGCGCCGCCCAGAAGATGATAGATGCACTTACCGACGAGGAGTATGCAACATTCGAGTCAATGTATAAGTCCGAGAATTCTAAAAAGCGGAACAATGCCGTAATAGATGTTTATCCGAAAGTCCAAGAGGTGCGCGCATTAATGAACTCCGGAAAAAAGAAGGAGGCTCAGGATGTAGTAAATTCCATGAGCGACGAAGAGTATAAATTGTTCGAGTCAGCATACAAGCAAACCGACTAGCTCTTATATTGGCTTTCGATAAATTCTTGAATCTTCAGCTTAAGCGATGCTGCTTCGTGCTCAAATGCGGCAGATTCTTTCTTTGGCATAGTTTTCGTTATATATGACAAGACCGCTGATTCAACGGCGTCTTTCTTCTCTCTATCAATCTCGGCCGTCCTTCTTTTGTTGGTGGAGAGCGTCCAGTGCGCTACTGATAACAGATAGAATATTCCGAGCAATATTAATGCCTCCCAGTATCCATCGATCACCAATACTCCATTGACGCTGAATAGTCCCATGAATATCAGAGACATGGCTGCAAACCAAAACAATGGATATATTGTCTTTTTTATTGTTGTTGCGGTTTGACTTAATATCTTTTTCATCATGCCCTAAAATGTTTTTATTTATTGACGCATAACCAGACAAGCTAAGAGTCCATCGCCTTATCCACCATTTTACTAACCCTTTCATTAAAATCCTCCAACTCTTTAGCGGCTAAATTGATTTCTTCTTTGGAGATTATGCCGTGCTTAACCTCGAATAATATCTTGATTCTCTGTTCTTGCTCTTTTCGTTGCACCTCTTTTTCTGAAAGAGCGTTATGTATAGCAATAACAAAAAAGGTGAATATACCGATGAAGAAATACGTATCAAAAAAATCTCCGATTACTAGAGTTCCATAATCGTTAGCGAGGATTACATATAGCGCCACAATCAACATCGAGTATGCAAACCACGGCTTTAATGCCTTGCCGGATTCGACTATAAAGTTTTTCACTTTCTCCCACCTAGTCATGCCAGTTGAGAATCTTCTTCATATAAGTTGACAATATATCTATTAAATAAACATGTCAAACAAGTTGCCGATTAAGCTCATTGTCTGGGATGACGCCGAGGATCTGCCCGGAACATGGGCAGGGAGGGACGAGATGGAGAAGTTTGCTAAGGCGGTATGCCTAGTTGAGTCAGTTGGATATGTCCTTAAAAAGACGAAAAGGTATGTAACTATCGCGGCAGATATTATCCGCGACAAAGACGGAGACACCTATGGGAGAGTCACCAAAATCCCAACCCCAATGATTAAAAAAATCACCAATGTGTAAAATACTCTATCCATACAAAGGCTCTATTACTCAGAAGTTTGGAGCAAATGCAGTTGCTTATTACAACGATCATTCATTGAAAGGCCACCCCGGAATTGATTTTATGTCTAACTCGATTACGTTCGGAACTCCGGCGATGATTCAAGCTGTCGTTCCCGGACCAATCTACTCAACCATTAACCGCAACAATTCTGATTTATCTAAGTATCGCGCAGTGTGTCAGCTCTACCACTGTGACGAACACGGAGATTTTGAAATCATCTACGGACACGTTAAGGAGATGTATGTCTACGCGGGAGACGTCGTGCCGGAAGGAGTTGCGATTGCGAGAGAGGGGAATACCGGAATTTGTTATTCAGGTGGCAGGGAAGTGACTACCGCAGAGAAAAACGCTGGCTCAAAAAAAGGAACTCACTTGCATTTGCAGATGAGAAAAGTTGAGAAAGTCAAGACAACAGAGAAAGATAAGCAGTATCTGATAGACGAAAATGGGCTATATCAAGACAAAGAAGGTTTCTTTTACTATGTCCCGGACTTTGATAACGGCTTTAATGGATGCGTGGATTTTAAACCGAATCTATATCAACCGAATACAAAAACTCTGGTCTCGATTTTCAAAAAGGTCGCTCAATATATTTCGACGAAAATAAATCGTGTCAATTCTTAAGTCTGCCTCTAAATTAGTTTTCGTTTTAATGGCCGCATCGGTTACGGTGCTGACGTTTATGCACATAATCGACCCGAAGGACTTTATGGTTCTCGCATCAATGGCGTTCTCATTCTACTTTAGCTCCAAAGGAGAACCATCTGAACCATACGCAGGCAAATAATTGCCGCCTGCGACGAGCAGAAGTTTATCATTTTTCTTCTGCTCATCGGAGTCGACAAGACTTCAAAGGAGGCTCATCACATGAAATCACTACAACGCTGGCTCGTTCTGCCAGATACGCAAATTCCTTACGAGGATGTGCGAACACTTAAGGCAGTAGAAAGCTATATGAAAGACGTCGCTAAATCTGATCATCCATTCGATGGTTGGTTGCAACTCGGAGACTTTTTAGACTTCAACGAGTTGTCGAAATATAACGCTGGCTACGAGGCTTCTATCAAGGAAGACGTGGCCGAGACGTTCGCTGCCGGTAATAGATTCTTGGATAGACAGCAAGCAATCGTTCGCGCCGGAAACAAGAGAGCAAAGTTTGTTCTGTTGCAGGGGAATCATGATTTTAGAGCAGTAGATTACGCTTTGAAGTTTCCGTTTCTGAGAGGCATCTTGGACTACGAGAAGAATCTGAAGTTGAAAGCTCGCGGGATTAAGTTCGTGAAATGTTGGGAAAATAAGAGTCAGATGTTTCGACTTGGGAAGGCTTGCTTTATCCACGGCAATAAGGTCAGCACCAACCATGCGAAGCAAATGTGCGAAGTTTATGGAGCGAATATCTTTTATGGACACCTGCACGATGTCCAAGAATATTCAAAGCAAGTTGTTGGGAAAGACAAAGTTATTTCGGCGAAATCTCTGGGTTGTCTGTGTCGCCACGATCAGCAATACCTTCGAGGCAATCCGACTAACTGGGTTCAGGCGTTTTCGGAATTTTGGGTTCTTCCGGACGGATTCTTTACTGAACATACAGTTAAGATTTTCAAGCATAGATTTGTAGCGCCGAATGGCAAAGTTTATCAAGGTTGAGAAAGTTCACTACGAGGAGCATAGCTAGACTAGCTCCTTTATTTTTTTTCCAACAAAACGCCCAGACTCTCTGGGCTATGTGAAAAACATATAGCCCAGCGAAAGCTGGAAAGGAGGTGAGTATGTTATCTCGGTGCTTCTTATGTAGCGAATATACAGATGCGGAGTTCGTTGTGAGAGTTGGCAAGTTGTTCGCCCACAAAGAGTGCATAGAGACAATGGCATACCATCTAACGCACCTTGAAATGAAAATGGAATACGAAATGGCTTCTTTCTTTAGGAGACACCCAGAAATGAAAGGAGGAAAGAATGAGAAGAAAGCATAAAGACCATAGGAATAGACACCACATGTTTCCTAGAAGTCGTGGTGGACCCACCAGAGACGAGAATCTTCTCCTGATTGATACGAATAGACACGTTCTTCTTCATAAGATTTTCGGCAACCGAACCCTCGGCGAAATCCTCGCAATCCTTCATCGAACTCTCCATGCCAAAGGATATGAGGTCGTGGAGAAATGTCCGCTCTGTGGAGGTGCAAAATGAAAGCTGCCTGTCATCGTTGCAAAGAGCTGATTGATTTCAAAGAAGACTGGTGCAAGATAGTTGACGATTATGATTGGCTCTATCACTGGAAGTGCTATCTCCTTGCAAGGCGTGACGGACATATGCCGAAGCCCGACTACGTTCACAAGAAAGGAGTAGCGAAATGATACTCAAGCTCAACCTGAAATGCGAAAAGGGTCACGAGATTGTTGTTTATGAAATTCACTTTGACCTTATGGGACACTTCGTGTTCTCGGTTTATTGCGATGAGTGTAAGGTTGACTCTCAGCTTAGCTTTGATTACTACGCAGCAGTTCTACAACGTTCTGAACTTAAAGAATGTTAGCCCCCTAGGGGGCATTTTTAACCAATGACTTTACAAGAAAAATTAGACGAAGCAAAAAAGGAAACTTTAAGATTCGCGAGAGAGAAAAGCATCTCCTCGCGTTTTAGGCGCGCAAAAGAAATCCAAAAGCTAATTAAGGAATGGATGGGGGAGTCGGCTGTGCATAAATAGTTGCGAAATATCTTATTATTTTTGAGCATTTACCTATGACCAAAGATAAGATATGGGAGTTAGTTGTCTGGGGAATAATGGTTTTGTTATTCTCGCTATCCATTAGATGTCTAGCCCCTACGAAACAGATAGATGAGAAGCTATACACGGCCTTTTCAGATCTTTCCACCGAGTGGAAACACTAACCTTGACAATGGTTTTGGGCGGGAATACTATTCTTATCCACAGGGGAGCGAGCGTTCGTATGGTATACTAAGAATGTAATAAAAGAGCCCTTTGTTGGAGATAGAAGAGGTGGGGGTAGCGGGACTCGAACCCGCAAAATCTTCCGGATTAAAGGTTTGATAAACCATCGTGTTTACCAATTTCACCATACCCCCATTTATTTCTATCCCCGACAAATGGCTCTTTTTAGTTCTTATATAATCTTACCACAAAATGGCTTTTAGTTACAGGCCACACGACACTTCCTCGGTGTCGTTGACATGTCCTGCCAATAGTTGTATAAGGTGGGAGAACACAATATCCCAAACCGAAAGGTTCGTCCACAGCGTGGATGTGCGACTGGGTAATACATGCTACTATAATGGTGAGAGCCAGCGATGGCCGAGACGCGCGGTTGCTCCAACTCTCATTACGCCTTGCTCCAACTCGGGAACAAGAACGGCACATGTAAATCCCAAGGGTCGCACCTTGGGTTTTGTGCATAAAATGAACATGACAGTAGCAATCAAAACTTATTTAAACTGGAAGGGAGCAACATATCCGAGAGCCGCATACAACTATCGAATTTGGTTAGATAGATTTGAAAAAGAAATTCACGGCAAGACTCTACACGAAGTGGACGCCAATGATGTGGCGCGTTTTCAGATACGCCTAAAAGATAGATTCGCGCCGAGAAGTGTTGAGCTGGCTATGGTTGTGCTGTCAAACTTTTTTAGATTCCACAGATTAAACGGCGAGCCTTGCATATCTCCAAACTTGATACAGATACCAAAGGCAAGGTCTCAATCCTATGCACACATAACCGAATCGGACTATTCGAAGCTACTGTCGCAGACTAAAACAAACGAGTTCCACGAATTACAGAAGAATTTAACTCTTAGGATTTTGTGGGAGACCGGCGTGCGCGTTTCCGAGTTGTGTGCGATTAACGTCGCTGACTTAGACTTAGATGCTCCGGGCGCGATGATAAGAACTAAAAAGAATACCACTCTTAGAAAAGTTATTTGGAGCGAGGAGACAGAAAACATTTTGGAAAAGTTTTTGAAACTAAGAATTCAACTCGTATTCACTCCGAGCTTATTCGTGGGACAGTGTATCGGTGGAAGATTAACTCAAAGAATTACGCCACGCACAATTCAGCGCTGGATTAAAACTCTTTGTAAAGCGGCCGGAATAGATAAACCATATTCGCCACACTCATTCAGACACGGTTGGGCTCACGTCCGCAGAGATCAGGGCGTATCTTTGGCGTTCATTCAAAAAGGACTGGGACACCAGAGTCCTAATTCAACTTTCGTCTACGAACAATACGCAGATAACGAGTATCTTAAAACGGCGAGGAAGTGTCTTAAAAAACTATCAACATGTTAAATTTTACCCCTGTGCATAACTTGGACTTTTTTGTCAAAACTATTTGCTATAATGAATTCAGTCAGAGGGAGATTGAAAAGTTAATAGTAAATTTTTCGAGCAGAGAATTTGACGAATTATCCAATTCTAAAATTTGCTTTAAAATGCGTTTATAGCCCCGACTTAGTCGAGGTTAGCAAAAGAGTGCACATGTCGCAAAAGAACGGCTGTGCGACGCAATTAGAGGGCAAGAAATAGGTATCTAAAACTAGAATTGAATCGATTTTTTCATAATCTCACTCGAAAGTGGGATTTTTTAGTTGTTACGGTCGATTTTCGACAAAAAATCTTAATAACTTTTTCTGACTAACAAAAACAAAAACATGAAAAAATTAAAAACAATTCAGGTGTTTATGTATGGCAAGCCGATGAGAAAAATTTATCCTCACGCAACTCGATGGCAGGTCATCAAATATAAAGCCGCAAAATTATTTAGGCAAATAGCTATGGTGGTTATGGTCAGTGTCGGATTAGCAGGAGGGTTTCTGGTTCTAAGATATTTTTTCCCGACGATTATTTATAAAACGGAAAGCAAGGATGTAGTCGTCGATACTCTGAAATGGAAGGTTGACGAATTAAAGTCGGGAGTGCTCGCAGATTTAAAACAGTGTGAATCAGGAGGCGCCAAAGAATCCGCAGGAATCGTAAAGTTTGACTCTAACGGAGTTGCTTCAATAGGCAGTTTCCAATTTCAAGTAAAGACCGTCCAGCATTATTACAAAACTTTATACCAGCAGGATATTACCGGAAAGGACGCGGTAATTATCGCCTTGGATGAAGCAAGGGCAGAGTCATTGGCAAAAGATATTATTTTCTCCGACGCAAACGGAATTAGGAACTGGTTGAACTGTGCAAACAAGTTAGGGCTAAGGTCGAGAGTAAATACAATCGCCTTGCTAGAAAAATAATGAATGAAATACCAGCAGAAGTAATGGACGAAATTTATCCGGAGATTTGGCCGGACAACGATTACTTGGCTGAACTTCAGGTGGAAGCTGATCAAGAGAACGTGGCTGGTTATAGATACTTTGACAAAAATAACGAGCATCGACACATGTTCGATGGCAAGCAACTAACTGGGGTCTCAACCGTGACGAAAGTAATTGCCAAAGATTTGACATGGTGGGCGGCAGGTAAATCTTTGGAACTACTCGGATGGAGAAATCCAAAACTCGAATCGAAAGAAAATAGATTGAATGTGGCCACGGCGTTCAAGTTAGTTATCGAATCTATGTCTGTCGAGGAATACGTAAAGCTCTTAGATAAGGCCTATCGCGCGCATGATTCCGAGAAGGACAAAGCGGCGACTAAAGGAACGGATATGCACTCTTTGCTCGAAGAATACGTTAAGTCGTGCATCGAAAAAGGCGATGTCGCGGAGATTAACGAAGATACCGCAGTGGGAGTGTTCAGCAAGTGGTCCAAAGAGCACGTTGAAAAGTTCATAGGGTCGGAAGTCAACTGCTATTCCGAAAGGCTGTGGCTTGGAGGAATAACAGATTGTATTGCAGAGCTCAAAGACGGAACGGTGGCAGTAATCGACTTCAAATCAGCAAAGATGGCTTATCCTTCGCATTTCATTCAAGTAGCTGGGTATGACGTCTTGTTGCAAGGTGGTGGGTTTACTCCGGAAGGAGAGCAGATTTTACCGCCTCAGAAGATTGATGTGCACATTGTCTTTCCATTTGGGTCAAAGCATCCAACAGGAGCAAGAAGATACGATGTCGAAAAAAATCGTGAAGCCTTTATGGGCGTCCTCACCGCTTATAGGCAAATCGAAAAATTAAAAATCAAATAAATAAACAAAACTATGGATATGCAAGTTGAATCGAAGTTTCTAAAGGCTGGAGTAAACGTAAAGGACGGTGACCTCGTGGAGTTCGTCAACGAAGGAACAGAAACCATGTCCGACTACAAGGACAAGAATGGAGCTCCTAAGCTGAAGATTAACATTACGGTCAAATTGGCAAACGGCAAGGAAGTTGAAGCTAGTCTAAATATTCCTTCAAGAAAAAACTTAGTCGAAGCATACGGTCGCGATTCTAAAAATTGGGTAGGCAAGAGTGCCAGAGTAAACGTCTTAAAGCAACTCGTTGGCAAGGAGATGAAACAGGTTGTGGTGTTTACTCATCCATCTAAGGATGCGGACGGAAACGTAATCATTGAGTAATCACTGGCTCTGGGGCATGCGAGACAAATCAGCTGCAACTTGGGCAGAGCCCAATTATCTCGAAGGATGATTAAAAGAGTTGCAGATAGACGGTGCTCCGGATAAGTCCAGAAACAAACAGATGACAACCAAGTATTTGATTATTGAACTTTTAAAACAGAACAGAACCGGCCCGATGTATAAGGGCCAAGTGTGCGATGCGATTCGGAACGCGGACGGCACACTGCAAGACACGGTTGCAAGGCGGCTAAGGGAATTAACTCACGATGGCAAGATTGAAAAACTAGAGGACGAGAAAGGGAACACGCTGTATAAGATCAAAAGGTCGGAGGCAAAGCAGGTAGCGCTTTTATGAACGATATTCCAAAACCAGATTTTTTGATGATTCCTAGACCGGTGTTCGAAGATGCTACGTTGCAATCAGCCGACCTGTTAATTTACGCAGTAGTTTACTGGTATCAGCACATGGTAGCAAAGAAATGTATCGCCTCGAACGCAAGAATAGGTCAGATAATTGGAGTTGCTCCCCACACTGTGGCGAATGGATTGGATAGATTAGAGAAAAGCGGACACATCAAAAGATACTACAAGGATTCGACACACAGGAAACGCACAGAGGTCAAAGCATTGGTGCATTTCAGGCGTGGGGTATCCCTAAATAGGGACACCAGTGTATCCCTAAATAGGGAACAGATAAGAATAAGCACTAGTAAAGAGAAAGGTTCTTTTAAAAATAAAACAGGAAAACCTGTGAATAAATACGAAGACCTATTCAAATTTCCTGCAAAACCATAAATGTTTTTAACCGAATGGGAGATAGAAAGATATAACTTTTACGATGTGCATTTTCATGGAGAGGTTAAGGGATGCACGGTGGTGAAGAAAGTTATTTATCAGGACGGAGCGCATGACCCGATTCAAGGGCTCTACTGCGAGAAACACAAAGTCGATTTATACCGAGCGCCGAAAGGAGGACATGAATTTAATCAGGAATACTACGACGATCCGAAAGTTTGGAAGAAAATACGATGACAACACTAGAAGAAATACTTAAAAAAACAAAGAACAACGAGCTAGAGTTTGTGGTTTACGAGGGAGAGTTTGGAACGATATTGGTTCCCAAAGATATTCCACTGCATGGACACATCGAGCTCGAATATCCGAGCGACGAGCTGAAATTAAGGCTGATACCGAATGAAAGACTAACAAACGAGGAAGTTTCGCGGGGATTAACCGGAGAAGAATACGAAAAATCATTATAAACATGTCAAACGAACTAATAATACCAGACCAAAAACAGTTTATTGCATTATGCGACGAGGTAGACGCAATCATTTCCGAGAACGGCAAGATAGTCAGGCAACAGATAGTCTTTACAAAGCACGAAGTCGGAGAGGCTATTGCGAAATCTCCTCTTTACAAGAAATTCGGCAAGGGGAATGGTGATTTGATTGAGAAAGTGGCTGCGCAACTAGGGAAATCGGCAACAGATTTGTATGACTGCGTGAATTTTTACGAGAGATTCAAGAGTGTTCCGGAAGAATTATCAGAGGCGCCGTGGTCCAAAGTGAAACAGTTGGTTGCCGGAAAGATTCCACACGGTGGAAACACCGAGCAAAGGTGCAAAAAATGTCCTTTTCACTGCCATGAAGCGAACAAAACTGCGGAGAAAGAGTAAAAGCCCTCTAAGAAAGGCAATAGATACGGCAGATAGAGCGCTTCAGGACTGGTATCGAGCTAAATATCCAACTGAGGTTTGCGAAAACTGCGGTAAAAGATTCGAGCTGATGCACCATTTCATCGAGAAGTCCAAAAGTGCAAGGCTACGGTTTGAAGATAGCAACTTGATATTTCTATGCCACGGATGCCACGCGCTTCATCATCACTTCGGTGATCAGCGGGTTATGGCGAAAGTGATTGAGCAGAGGGGGCTGAAATGGCTAAAGAAAATCAACACAATGTCCCGCGAGCATTTCCAAGTCGATATAAATTTCGCGGAAAAAATGATTAACAAATACTCAATAAAATGACAGAGAAAAAATATATATGCGATGTGTGCGGTAAGAAGTTCGACAACGCCAGAGCATTAAGAAGTCAGGTGTCAGTTATTAACGGAGAGTGGTCAAAGGTATGGAATGAAGTCTGCGATGCGTGCTGTAAAAAGGTCAGGGAATTAGTGGACGCGCTTCAAAAATGATTTACAAATTCGAGGCGGTGAGAACGGTAAAAGAATGGTATGAGGTTGAAGCCGGGGATTCAGACAGCGCACAAGAGATGATAGATTCCGGCGAAGAATCTCCTGTGGCCGACAAAACGCTTGAACTGGAGATTAAGTTGGTGGACTCATATTGCCCTTATTGTGACGAAGACGAGTGTGATGAGTGTAAAAATCAAAGGTTGGGACTAGAACAAACACTAGAATGATTAACTTAATTTTATTGATACTCGGATCGTTGGATGCGTTTTTTATCGGATATATTGTCGGGAAAGGGCGCGGAGATAAGAGCTCAAATGGAAAATAAAACTTGGCAGGAGAGATTACGCAGTATGGTTTACTTGACCTGCGACAGATACAGCGAGAACGATGAAAGTATGTATAAGGAATTTGAGGATTTAGTCTCCCAACTTCTCCAAGAGGAAAGGGAGAAAGATTATCTGCCAAATGCCTGCTGTATGGGAGGTTGCGGGAATGTAAATTGTGGTCATTGTTGCCCGCACAACCATCTGACTGAAAACGGAAGCGAAAAGATGAAGATATATTCAGACGCATACGACAAAGCTTACAAAATCGGTTACAACGGAGGATATAAAATCGGCAGGGAGGAGTTAAAGAAAGAACTAATGGAGTGGGCGGAAGATAAGGTCGGCGAAAATCACGAAACATTACTTAAAGATTTACTTACAAAACTCAATGACTAAAATTAACTTAGATAAATTACCAAGAAGAATAGACGTAGATGGAATGAGATGGTTTTCGGAATCAGATATTCAAGAATCCTACACCGCAGGATTACGTAGAGCTTTGGAGGTGTTACCGAAGGAAATGCCAGAATATCAGAACGAAGGAAGTGAACACGCAGGGGAAGGATTTATTAAGGCAATAGAACTTTCAAGGTCGGCAATAGAATCAGAACTAAAATGTATCAAACAAACAAACAAGTAGAAGAGGAGTTGGATAAATTCGCAGGAGATTTAGTTGTCGCATTTATTCCTGACGGAGATGGAGATGAAACGAATCTGTATTTATCGGAAGCTAGCGGATACGAAGAATTAAAAGCGAAATTTCTCTCTCAGCGTGCTAAAGATTTAGAGGGGATAGAGGAGTGGGTGGAAAAGAAATTATCAGGAGATACAGAGCCTTTATTCCGACTTGGAGGACTTATAATTGATAACGAAAAAATGCAAATGGGAACTATAATGGGTCAGAAAAAAGCGTTCTCCGACATTCTCTCCTATCTCAAATCTCTAAAACAAACCAATGAATAAAAGAATAATAAAGTTTCGTGGAAAAAGGTTAGACAACGGTGAGTGGGTTTATGGAGGTTATTTTCACATAGACTACCACAACAGCGTTGATTATGTTGAAAGAGGCGTAATCATCCTTGAGAACGCACACGAGTTTGAAGTTGACCCAGAAACTGTCGGTCAATTCACATGGCTTCACGATAAAAACGGCAAGGAGATTTATGAGGGGGACATTGTTAAAGAACCAGAAGGAAGCAAGTATGAAATCTATTATGAAGCTCCGAGATTTGTTATGAGATGCAATTCTGGCGACTACACATTACAAACTCCGCAATATCTTGAAGTAATCGGTAACGTCTACGAAAACCCCGAACTCAAAGGTCATAAAGAATAAATAAACAATGATAAATAAAAAAACAGTTAAAATCGGCAAGATGATAAGGAAATGCACTTCAAAATCAAGATGGGCGTGGTTTGAGGCAGAAGTAGACGGAGGGAAGTTCAAGGTTCGTAAAGAAATCGGGAGCGTTAAATAAACCAATCGGGGCTGGAATCCCCAACAAAACTTAAACAATAAAATGAACGAAGAAAATAAAAAGAGACTTAGAATGTTTGGGAACGGAGTAATCGGATTGTTAGTAGTAATGGTATTGTTCGGTTCGTTTGGAACAGTTAAGGCTGGGGAGAGAGGAGTTAAGACAAGACTCGGTGCTGTGGTAGGGACGGTAGAACCAGGGCTTTACTTCAAACTTCCTCTCATTGAGAAGGTAACCAAGTTAGAAGTTAAGACTCGCACAGTCAACTACGACAAGAATGGGCACGAAGGAGATGAGGAAGGTATGTCCTCCCTTTCTGGTGCTTCTAAAGACTTACAGGACGTGTCTATCGGGGTAATGGTAAACTACCACGTTGACCCAGCCAAGGTAGAAGAAATCTATTCACAGTATCGCTCGGTAGACAACTTTGAAGTAAATGTAATTGAACCGATTATCCGAGAGGTGGTTAAATCTACATCAGCCCAATACACAGCAGAGGAGTTAGTAACTAAGCGTGCTGAGTATGGAGATAAGGTAAACGCCACCTTGTCAGAAAGATTTGTAACTAAGAATGCTTTACTTGAAAGATTCAGTGTAACGAACTTTGAGTTCTCTAAAGCTTTCACTCAAGCGATTGAAGCTAAGGTAACCGCAGTTCAGAACGCCGAAGCAGCGAAGAATAAATTAGAGCAGATTAAATTTGAGGCACAGCAGACTATTGAAACAGCTAAGGCGACAGCAGAATCAATTAGGATTCAGGCTCAAGCTATCACTCAGCAGGGAGGTGCAGAGTATGTGAGGTTAAAGACGGTTGAAAAGTGGAATGGGAGTTTGCCAGCAACAATGCTCCCTGATTCGTCAATCCCGTTCTTAGGTAAGTTGTAATCCACCAGCCCTGGAATGGCTCTAAACTTAACCAGTAGCTATCGGTGAAGGTCGCACAGTAACCACCGAGAAAACTCTCTCAGGCGTTCCGTCCAAAAAAAGACAGTGCGTGCGGGCGGACAGACAAATGAGGGATTGCTACTAAGGAGAGAGAAGCCAATGGCAACCAGCATAAAGGAGAAGGTTCATAAAGGAACAATCTCGCTTCCTAAACCCGAAAGGGTCAATCGCTAACTTCACGCTTCGTGGGGTTGGCTAAGCAAATAAATCCCTTGGAGATGAGGGGGTGAAAGTAAACAAAACGCAATTCGGGTGCTTTCTGCAAACCTCCAAAAGCGGCTTCCGTATGGTTGCTGTCTATATGCTCCGAGGGTCTTGCTTAAAAATGGTTCTCAGAATGAGTAGTTCGTGCTTATATTTTTAATCAGTAGGTTAAATCTATTTCAGAGGGCAGGAGCTACTCACTCTGGGAATCAATAAAATAAAAACATGAAAACAATAGATAGGCATGGAGAGCATAGGATAGTTAATAAATAAAAACATGAGACAATTCAAATTCGGCGCAAGCCGGAACAACGACACAGATAAGTTGGACTTCGAGGGATTCTTGAATCCTTTAGTCCTAGAGGAGTTCGCCAAGTATATGCACAAGCACAGAAAGTTAGAGTCCGGCGAGCTTCGCGGGAGTGATAATTGGCAGGCCGGAATAACCAAGGAATCCTATATGAAGTCTATGTGGAGACACCTACACGATCTATGGATGTTTCACCGAGGATATAAGGGCCGGGAAACAAAGATAGATGCTCTGTGTGGGATTCTCTTCAACGCTCAAGGATACCTACTCGAAGAACTAAGAGACCCCCAATAAGGGTCTTTTTAGTTGAGAAAAAACATTGATATATCCAAAGTATCTCCATGCCTAGACAACCTAGTATTTTAATGAAGAAAACGGCGGAGAATACATTGAAGCGCGTTGCTCAAAAGAAACCCATAGTGATGAGTGAAATTATGGTTGAGAGCGGATATTCTCCAACGACAGCTATAAATCCGGGGAAGAATTTAACCAACAAGCCAGTATGGAAAGAGTTAATGTCCGAACTGGTAAACGATGAGCTAATTATAAAGAGAATCAACCGAGCCCTGATCAGCGATGATAACCGTGCAGCATTACAAGCGGCGGATATGTTATTGAAACTCAAGGATAGATACCCTGCGGGGAAATTAAAGGTCCAAGAATACAACGAAGAGCTGGAGAGATTGCAAGGGTAAACAGAGATGATTCCACGATATGGAAACAAATAGGTGAATTTCGTGGGATATATCAATTTCGGTGGGAAAGATATTTCCATCCTCAGAGAGTAACAACACAGAGAGAAGAACTCCTAGAGCACCCCGCCTTTATCAGAAGAACCCCAGAGAACTCTGCATTAGTAAAAGAACCCAGCCGTATTTTGCCTTAAGTGAAAGAACCCGGGGCATTTCTGAATTAAGTAGGAGAACCAGTTAAGGTCTCGCGCACACACCTAAAAAGACAGAACACTCCCAACCCGAGCCAAAACTAGCCCTTTTACCTGTCAGAAAATGCCCATAACCACAAGCCCCAGCTATAAAGCCCCATAATACCTAGCTAAACAGAGCATTTCTCCTGTCGGAGAATACATATTGTGCGACAGGAGACCGGGGGAGGGCACCACCCAAGAGCGCGCGCTATTAGAACGATGTGCTCATCCCACAACCCCGGGAAATCTGACAAGAGGGGTCGCAGACAAGAGGGTTCACAGGGCAGGGGCAGAGCGCAGAGACATGGCAAGAGCACACAACAACACATGATTAACACAGACAAACTAATCCAAGTAATAGGATTCACACCACACAAGAACCAGCTAGAGATAATGAACTGCAAGGAGAGGGAGATTTACATAGCTGCTGGTAGGCGCTTTGGGAAGTCCGCTATCTCCGCCCTTTTAGCTTTAAGAGTCCTTTTGCAAGATAACAAGAAGGTTTGGATAGTAGCCCCGACTTATGACTTAACAGGTAAAGTGTTTGAATATCTGGTTAAGTGGTTTAGTAAGGCTGTTCCTAGTCAGAGAGGGAATATCACCTACCGACCCTATCCGAAGATTAAGACAGCGAGAGGGAGCATCCTTGAATGTCGCTCTACTGAGAATCCTACCGGACTTTTAGGAGATGAGGTTGATTTAATTATTATCGATGAAGCGGCGAGAATCCCACGCTATATCTTTGACCAGTATCTTTATCCGGTAACGTCTTCGAGAAAGGGCCAGATCGTGGCTATCTCCACCCCTTTTGGAAAGAATTGGTTTTATGAGCGGTGGATGAAGACCAAAGAGACCAATAGCTCGTTCCAGTTTTCTTCTTTGGATGGAGCGTCTATTGATATGGAGGAATGGGAGAGGACTAAAAACATCCTGCCCGAACAGCTATTTAAACAAGAGTATATGGCTTTGTTCCTCGAAGAAGCAGCATCCGTCTTTAGAGGGGTGACTTCTATCGTTAAAGAGAAATGTCTATCCGATGCCATTCCTTCGCATACCTACGTTATGGGCGTTGATTTAGCTAAGATAAACGACTTCTCAGTTTTAACCGTAGTAGACACCTATTCACACGAGGTCGTGGCATGGGAGAGATTCAAGGAGCTAGACTACAACCTACAAAAAGCTCGCATCAAGGCTCTGGCCCAGAGATACAACAACGCCAGAATAATCATCGACTCAACCGGAGTTGGTAATCCGATTAGCGAAGACCTACGCAGAGAGTCTTTGATGATTGAGGACTTTAAATTCTCGAATAAATCCAAGCAGGAGCTAATCGAGAAGCTAGCTATCTTTATTGAGCAGAAAGGTATTTATATTCCGAATAATGTAATTATAATCGACGAGCTTTCTTCTTATGGATACCAGATGACCGAGTCTGGGAATTTTAAATACTCTGCGCCATCTGGATTACACGACGATGCGGTCATCTCTTTAGGTCTGGCAGTTTGGGGACTCGACTCTGCCACCACCAACAACCCCAGCTATATATCTAAAAACAAGGAGCGAAAAACTAAACGATTCCAATATATTTAGTTGAGAAAATATTTTGATTATTTGATAACTGACCACATGGACATATCTGAGAAAGCTACTCGTGCGAATATTGCAAGTTATTACGACCCAGTTCCAATGCCGGGTGGTTATGATTTTGATCACGTTAGGACTATTAGCAGAATAGATTTGTATTACAACGGAAAGTTTGAATCCGGAGAATACGACAATCAAGGATTTAGAAAGTATTTTTATAACGTCTCTAAACCAGCCTGTGACGTGGCTACTAAATTTATCGACCTCGACACTAAAGACATTACTCTTTATCCGGAGAATGATTTAAATAGCGACTTTTCTTGGCAGGTCTGGTTGATGCAGAGAGACCTAAAGAACTGGCTCAAACAGCAACATATCGCTGCTTTATTGAATGAAATCGGAATTGATTATCCGAAATATGGCTCGGTAGTTACCAAGAGCTTGGGAAAGACTTGGAAGAAAGTTGATATTCATAACTTGCGCATGGCTCCAAACGCCAAGACCTTAGAAGATTCTCCATTCGTTTATGAGTTGCTAGCTATGACTCCGCGCGAAATGGAGGAAATGGGCTGGGATGAAAAAGCTCTCGCGGATTTAATGGCTCGCGGAATGGACGCAAGCTATACGGTTTACGAGTGCTATGACCGAAACCCAAACAAGGGCAAGAAGTGGATTAAAACAATCCGTGCCGATTTATATACCTCAGCCAAAGACGGTTCGTGCATTAGGTCCACCGAAGCAGAGTTTTCTAAACGAAAGACTTATATCTCCGGAATCGTCTTGTATCGAGCAGAGGTAGACAAGACTCCTTATCGAGAACTTCACTTCGAGAAACTTCCGGGAAGATGGTTGGGATTAGGATTCGTGGAATATCTTTTTGATAACCAGATCCGCAGAAATGAAGTTGTGAACGTAAAAGCTAAAGGGCTTTATTACACCTCGCTTAAAATCTACCAGACCAAAGACCAGACAGTCGGTAGCAACATTTTAACCGAAGTAGATAACGGCGACATTCTTAAGGTTAATTCCGAGATTGTTCCGGTAGCTAACGAGGAAAGAAACTTGGCCTACTTTAACGAAGAAAACAAAGACTGGGACCAGAATGTGGTTAATAAGACCTTTACTACCGACGTGGCTCGCGGAGACGCCTTGCCTTCTCGAACTCCTCTGGGCGTGGCCAACTTGCAGGCTTCTATGGTTTCTTCTTTCTTTGAATTAAAGCGAGAAAATTATGGAATCTTTTTGAGAGGTTTAATTTTGGAAGACATTATCCCAAGTTTTGAAGACGACGCTACCAAAGAACACATTTTGATGTTTAAAGGTTCGCACGGAGAGATGGAGAAGTTAAGAAAGGCGGTTGTCGCTGCACAGGTTGCACAGGCTGCGTGGGATTACGCAACCAAGACAGGATTCTTCCCAGACGAGGAATGGAGGAAGGCAGAAGAAAACCGACTACTAGAAGACGCTAACCAGAGCGAATTAAGCGCCCTAAAGATTCCGCGAGGATTTTATCGTGACGCTAAATATGTTGTTGACGTAAACGTTACCAACGAACAGATTGATTCCGGATCTATTACTCAGACCTTGATGACAACCTTGCAGATTTTGGGAACCAATCCAGCAATCGTGCAGAACCCACAGACCAGAGGAATCTTATTTAAGATGCTCGCTATGGCCGGTGTCAGTCCGGTGGATTTGGACCTATTAGAGCAGGAAATGGGAAATAAGCCGACCGCAGAGTTACCACAAGGAGGTTCGGTTTCCGTAGTTCCATCAGGAATCGCTAATCCAAACCTAATACCAAAAAAACAAGTAATTTAAATGGACGAAAGATTTTTAGAAATGTTCCGAACGCTGAATAAATCAGGACTAGGAAAGGACTTGATCGATTACATTAAGAGTCTTCGCTGGGAGATATTTTCTCCGGAATCCCTCACGCCGGAGAATCTCCTTGCGAGGAAGGAGGCTTTGGAAATTATGGAAAAGTATTTAGTTCAACGAATAGTCAGCACCGGAACTGTGAAACAGTCATCTACCAATGCGCAATACGAATAAGAAAAAACCGAAACAGGACACCAGCACAATGACCATGCAGGAATTGGTGATTATGAGGTTGAGAGAAAAATTGAAGAAGCGTAAATAAAACTTATTGAGGTTTCAGGCCAACCTCATCTAAACACCCGAATTGGAGATTAGTCCCTCCATCCAAAAAACTAATTTTCTATCCACAATGGAAGAAAACAATCAAGTGTTGCCGGACACTTTAGAACCGGTAGTGGAAGACGAACCTCTTGAGTTGTTCGCCACCACAGAAACGGTCAACGCTGCCGAAACAGCAGAGGTGATCGAGAAGAATAAAAAGCTGTTTGCCCGCGCCAAAGCAGCTGAAGCTAAATTGAAAGAACTCAAGAATGGCGCGAAAGAAAGAGCAGAGGCACCCGCTGTGAACTCTGCACCGCAACAGGACGACATCGAAACGGTCTTGCAAATGCGCGCGGAAGGATATTCAGACAAGGAGGTATTAACTCTAAGGAGTTATGCCAAGAGGATGAATACTCCAATCCACGAAGTTGCAAAAGACCCATTCATCATGTCCGGTATTCTTGCGGAGCGGGAGAAGGCTAGGAGCTTGTCGGCTTCTCCTTCACCCTCTACCCAGCCATTTGTAGGCAAGACTGGTAAGTCTTATAAGGATATGACATCCGAAGAAAGGAAAGAACATTTCGCAGATATTACCGCTAAGTTCCGCAAAGGAGGTAGAGCAAACCTAGAATAAATCACTTAAATGGCAGTTACTACTGACGCATATACTTCTTCTGATTTGGCCGCGATGATTCCGGAAGTGTGGGCTCCTATTGTAAACGAACCCCTTTTCCCGAAAGCTGTCGCTGCTAACTTCTTCACTGATTTGTCCGAATACGTGGTCGAAGGAGGTGACATCGTTTAACACAATGGACGATGTAAAATTGGGCAAAATGCTGGAACACCCTTAGAGCTTCAGAGACTAATATGTAAAACTTCTGAAGATTGGGCAATCAGCAGGTCAAGACTACAAAACACAATGAACATTCAAAATTTATCTTGGTTAGCAGGCCTCTGGGAAGGAGAAGGTTCTGTCAGTATTTTCAAAAATACTCGCGAAACTGGAACCACAAAATTAACGATGACATTAACAATCGTTAACACCGACCCAGCCCTGATACTGGAAGTTCTAAAAATTGCTGACGAGCTTGGAGTAACATTTCATATGTTTGAAAACAAGCACGACAATCCGAAATGGGCTAACTCTTATCAGTTAACCAATCGCAAGCTCGAAACGAACAAAATATTTTTAGAAGCCATCCTGCCCTATATGCGTGGACAGAAGAAACAAATCACAGAGTTGGCGCTTCGATTCATAGATTCTCGTTTGGCAAAACTTTCCGAAAATAGGAATTTCCCAAATACAGAAGAAGAAGTCCAAATCTTTGAAAAAGTTTCGTCCATGAATAAGAAGGGAATAACCAAAGACAGTCAAATCCTCAACGACTATACGCTCAACTCCGCAAGGAGATGATATAGTCTGCTCTCATGTGAAAGCATGAGTTAACACATAGGCACGTCCCAAATATCTTCACTAACACTTTCTCGGTCTTAACCCAGACTACTCAGGGTGCTGAAATCACCACTGAATCAGTCGCTCAGGTTGACACGACCTTGACTGTTAGCTTGCACAAATATGTTGCCTTTATAATCGGCGACAAAGACTTGGCTCAGCTCGCTACTAAATACTCTCTTAACGAGAAGTATGCTACCGAGTGCCAAAACTTGTTAGTGCAGGCATTGGAAGATTCTTTGTTCGGTCTTTGGTCATCGCTTTCAACTAACGTCGTAGGAGACACCGCTACCGCTTTGAAAGATCCGGAAATCCGTGCCTCTATCGCGAAGTTGGATACTTTGAACTACGACCTTTCAGAGTGTGCATTCTTCTTCCATCCGTTTGTTTACTGGAATCAGCTTGGAGGTATCACTGCATACTACTCCAAGAACATCTCTGATTTCTCCTTTATCAAGACTGGCAACTTCGGTCCTATGGACAAGAGCCGTGGCTTGAAGGGAGTTCTCTTTGATATTCCGGTATTCACTTCGTCTCGAGTCGTTTCCGGTCTCGCTACTTATCGAAACATCTTAGCTCATAAGTCTGCTCTTGGCTTCGCCATTCAGACTCGTGGAGGACAGAGAGTTCGAGTGCAGGCTGAAAACGCAATCAGGAACTTAGGTATGCTGACCGTTGTTGACATGATTTACGGTGTAGCAGTTCTTCGTGAACCAGCTGCTGTCTTAATCAATGCCAACTCCGCTCTCGTCACTTCCTAAGTAATGAGCCCCTAGGGCTAGAATCGTAGGTTGTTCTCGGCTCCCTTATCCTTTTTGGGGGAGCGGAGACAAAAAGGAAGCAACCTGTCCGTAGTAACTGTAAACATTAAAATGACTCAAAATAATAATTTTAGAGTAGCAAAAATCGAACCGGCTCATCCGACTTGGTTCTTTGAGCGTCCAGATGGGGAGATTTTTGCTGCGGAAGAAAATGAAGCATGGGAATTGTTGAAACACGGTAATTCCGGTTGGAGGATGCGTGGGATTAAATTGATTGGCCACTCCGACGGAACGGTTTACCGAGCTGCGATGGTAGAAGCATCCAAGATTGTGAAAGAGAAACACGAGTGCGATGGAGAGTATTGCGGGATTTGTCTCGACCACGAAGCGAAGGTTAGAGAGACTATTCTGAATGGATTTAATGCAGAGCTAGAAAGGGCGCGCGGGAATCTATCTATGCCGGGGAATAAGGACATTCTGTTCCGAGAAGGAACTTCGGCAGATGACCAGAGAGCCGCAAGACAATCATTAGGACTATAAATGGACCAAAGAACTTTTAACTTTCTGAATAAGTTAAACAAGCGTATTCCGAAAAAACTACTTAGTGCAGTAGTCGAGAAAAAGGCATTATCGCCAA